GTCTGCTTTCCAGTCACTACCACTGGGGATTGCAATCATTACTGAGGGGTTCATTTAGGGGTTCCTTAAAAGTAATAATGGGGATGATAACATAACATTATCACCCCCATCAATGCTACAAAAACCCGCCAGACTTACGGCGAGGTGAAGTTACCAAGATACGCGAAGGTGCGCTCATGGTTGATCTCGAGGCCGGCTTCCGACAGCCACTGACCCTTCTGCGTATCGGCATCGGGCGCCTGGATATTATCCTGGGCCGCGGTGTCACGCAGATAGCGGTACTTCATCGCCGCCGGATTCAGCACAAACATCGAGTTGTTATAACGCGGGTGAGTGTTCAGCAGCGGGTGGGTCTTGATGTAAAAGATCCCCTGCGGCGTCACAAATTGCTGAAGGGCCATCCCATACTGCTTGATGACGCCATCATAGTTCACCTTGACGTTGTTGTTCGAGCCGATGATCTTGTTCAAAGCATTCAGCGCACCGTTACCCGCAAAGATAATGCGCTCGTTACCGGCACCGGAACCTGCATAATCGAACACCGGATAGATTGCATCCAGGAACGTATTCACAGTCGGGGTCGTCGTGAACACCGTCTTGTTGGTGGTGATAAACTGACGCAGGCCGCCGGTCGTCCGCATCGGCTTACCATTGGCCCCGGTAACCTCACTACGAACGCCGAAGAAATACGCCAGTTCCATCGCCACCGCATGGTCGAACATCTTCCGCTTCTTGTCGTTCTTCAGCGGATCGCCCGTACGGGTGTTGGTTTTCTTGGCCGTGTTGGTCAGCTCGTAAGCCGTCTTGAAGATCTGACAATAGTTGTAGATCTTCGAGGGGTTGCGAGTCGACGCCGTCGGGCTGTTCGTACCTTCCGCGAAACGGTTGCCGATCTTGGTAGCGAAGAAACTCGTACCAGTCGCGGCTGCCGAGGTGCCGGATTGACCACGCTTGACAACGATGGCCGTGTCGCTGGAAACGCTCGACACTTCCATGATTTCGTTGTCATAGGTAGCTGCGTCGGTTTTCTCCACCAACAGCAGATCGCCCGGAACCAGATCCAAACCGCCGCCGGTCAGACCAAGCGCGGTCGAGGATGCACTGAGACCAGTCGCGTCGGACTGCACGCGCATCAGGTTCAGCTGTTCCTCGTACCACGCGAACTCGGGATCGTCCGTGGACTGACTCCCCATCTTGGCCAGAAGGCCAGTCAGCGGGGTCATGCCGTTCGGATCGCGCCAGAGAATGGTTTCGCGAAAGTTCTTGGGCCGTTCATCGGCCGCCCAGTCACCGGTACCACGAAGTCCTGCGATTGCTGGCATGATATTACTCCTTAATCGTCATCTTCGATAAGGCTGGCCCAGGGATTTGCCTGCGCGGGTGCGCGCGGAGCTGTACCACCGCCACCTCCTCGAGCCGGTGCAAAGGGTTGCCCGACAGGCTGAGCGGGGGCATTGGGAGCTGCGCCCTGAGCGGGAACACCGCCTGCGGGTAAGCCAAGGGCCGTCCTTACCATATTACCAATAGTCACTATGGTCGTGTCAGCATCTGCTGTCGGGTTGACCTGCCGAAACATCGCGCCGATTTGAAGAATCTTGGCTTGGTCCACACCTTTGAGATCAGGGTTCTTCTCAAAGAATGCATTCTGCGCCTTGGTTTCCACCTCGGTAGCGCGAGTGAGCTGCGTAATCAAACCCGGCATCATCTGATGCACGGCCTTCAGTACATTTTCCGTAACCTCGAAATGCACTTGCGCGGCCAACTTCGGCAACACAGTCTCGGGTTCGGTCAGCAAAGCCTGGGCAGTATCCGTGTCCAGTGCATAATGCTTTTCCAAACCACTGAGGTGCTGTGTCCGCCAGGAGTTATAATCCAGCGAAGGTGCAGGTGCCTGGGCAGGCGTGGGTTCCGGGACAGCCGGCGTGGGTGCTTGGGGCTGGACGGGTGCAACAGGTTCAGCAACAGGTGCAGGGGTTTCCTGTACGGGTGCTGTTGGTTCCTGCGCGGGTACGACAGGAGCTGAATCCCCGGGGACCAGTTCAGGTTGCTCACCCGACGCGTCCACCGCAAATTCACCTTCCACCGTTAGTCCAGCATCCTCGTCATCCGAGTCAGCTGCCATATCGGCCCAATTAACATCAGAGGTCGCGCCCTCCTCTGCGGGAATTTCAGGGGGCGTTTCGGAACCCTGAAGTGCTTCTTGTTCCACTGTCATCTAGTTGCTCCTTAAGTTGATTGATCTCAAATTCCAGCTCGGACAAAAGCGTCTCAGCTGTAACCGTGATGGACAGCCGACCTTCCAGCTGCCCTTTTCTGAACTCCTGGACAAAGATATCGTCCTGGCGCGTGAGGGGGGTATAAATAATCGTGCGCTGGAGCTCGTCCGCCTGCTCTTGTAACACCCGAATAAGCTTCCCCCATGCCGGGCTCGAAGTCAACGCCTCCCACGCTTTCTTCTCCTCCAGCACGTTTACCAGTCTTGACTGCGGATCATTCATTAGCCTGTGCTCCCCATCCCCGGAATCTGACCGGGCTCGTTAAAGTTACTCCGACCGGCGGGCATAGTACCGCCTGCGTTAATCGGAACCCCCTGAGGCGCCATGCCATCAGGAACCACATTAATGCGGAACTGGTTAATATTCTTCAGCCCCGCGAGTTGTGCCACGAAAGCAAAAATCCTACCCACATCGTAGCCTTGCATGATCTGGGGGACCTTGCTCATAGTGCCAAACATCTGCTGCCATAGGTTCGCTTGGGCGAACCTATCAACAGGCATCGTCCCGTCCACCGGAACAAAGTCGAATGCACCTTGGATCATATCCGGGGAGACATTAATGTACTGGCCCATCCATTGAGCCTGGTCCCCGACAATCCGATATTGCCGCTCAATGTCCATGAGCTGCTGAGTGCTTGAGATCATCTTGCTGCTCATCGGAGCAAAGCCCGTCGCTGAGAACCACTCACAGTTCGTCTTGAGCCGGTTGATGCCGAAGGTCGAAGAGGAGCGCACCTCGGTCGCAGTCTTGCGCCCGCCCGAGTTCACCATCCCCATGATGTTGTCGTTGACGCCCATGATCCGCTGGGCCATCGAACCCACCACATCAGTGTCATTAAGGTTCGACCGGGTCACATCCTGGACAGGGAGTTGATGAATCATCTGCCGAACGTCTCCGCCGTAGCCCGCGGGTTTCAGCCTGACCATCATGCCGGGCTCGGTTGACTCGAGGTCCTTTGCGTAAATCTTCGAGGGGTCATAGACGAACTGGTTATTCAACGCCGCCCGGACATTATAGAAGTGGCTATTCACCAACCACTCCATAGTCTTATTCAGCGGATCGAGAATCTCCATCATGCCGCGGGATTGCAGCGAATACCCGTCAATCTCAAATTGCAGCACATCGAAGGGGAACTTGCCATGCAGCAGTCCGAGCGGTTGGGCCGAGATAATCGCTTTTTTATTAGCAATCGTAAAGACCCATTTTTCCGGCTTGGTGCTATTACCCAGACCCCAATCCCGGGGGATGATCTGCCAGTGGAATTCATAAAGCTCAACCGTCGAAGGGGCATTTTCATACAGGTTAACCTGGGCGCCATCCAGGGGCAGTTGCACCCGGCTACTCCCCAGGTCCCGATCTTCCGATCCGTGGTTGTTGCCTTTCTTCACATGCTCCAGGTTGAAATACTTCCCCTGGCCGTGACCCTCGACGAGTTTGTGCCAACCCACCTTATCATAAACAATACAGAATTCCCCGTCCTGGAACCGATACACAGGGTAACGAGGGTCCGTAAAGAAGTCATGCGGGCGAATATTATAAAGCTTGTTTCCGACATACCCGAAGCTTGTCTTGGACTGCATGACCTTTTTAGTCTTGCCAGGGATCGGCACCCCCAGAAAAGTCTCCGGGACCTCAGCATACTGGGAGGTCGTAATTTCTTCTTTGTCCCAATACTGGCCTAGCACCCCATGCCCGTACTTACCAACATCCAGCAGCCAGATATAAAGCGGCGGGGTATTCGCGCCGGTGTTGAGCTGGTAATCCAGCAGACTCTCCATCGCCATTTCAGCATTCTGAGATTCGCCGTGTCGGCCGCGGACCTGAAGCACCGGGTCCCTGGCCAGGAACACAGAGGTATAGTATGTATGGCTGGTCAGCAGCATCGCATAGCTATACGGAATATTCAGGTTCACATAGCTCGGCTTGCCCTGCTGACGATGCCCCTTCCGGGCGCTGTCCAAATCCGCCTCAGGAATATACATCATGAAGGTATCTTCAGACTGCTGCCACTTCACCGAGCGCAGGTCCTGAGCTTCCTTTGCCGCCTTCCAGCGCTTGGCAAACTCCTGCATAAGCTGCGTATGGAGCTTCTTACCAAAGGGAATATGGAAAACCCCCGGGGCAAGCGGGACAGTTTGTTGCATCGTTTCTTCAGTCATGGCATTGGCACCGATTAAGGCGCGTTCCTAAAGTTCAGCAAGGGCAGCTCGTCATCGACTTCGCTCGCCTCGCCGTCAATCCAATCCCCGATAGCTTGATTTTGCGCCCAGGTAATACCCATCGCAACAGCATCCACCACGTCATCATGATTCCCACTCAAGGGGCTGTATTCCGTGAACTGTTCGATGAACTTAGTATGCGAAGATTTACAGTGAAGCCGGCCGTACCCGCTGGTTTCGCCGAGCGCCTGAACAATCCTGTCGGACTTGCGCCGCCGATCCTGCACCTGATACACCGGAATGTAAACCCGCTTCTCCCGCATCTGGGCTTCCAAATACCAAGCCAACACTCTTTGATACGAGATAGCCTCTACGACTACCCCCAGCGGCCGATAACGCCGGATATATTCAAAGACGGATTTCGCCACCATCTCGGGAGTTTGACCAGTCGCGGCCTCATATTCAATAAGATACACATTGTCTTTATGGAAGCCAAGTACTGCCACCACGTTATCGTCAGCGTCTTTAGAGTCACTGGAGGCCGGATCAATCGCGATAATAAAGGTCATCCGATCCGGCAGGATTTCCCAGTACACCAGCGAAGCACTTCTAAAGCTCGCGAGTTCCTCGGAGATAACCTTACATTCTTTCTCCCGCATCCACACCGCAAGGCGCCCGGACCGGATATAATCTTCTTTGACCTTTAACAACTCCTCGGTCGGGTAGCGGGACTCCCAGCGAGATTTGCCCTTCGAGTCAAAAATCCCAAACCTGATACCTTTCCAGGCCGGGTCATTTTGACAAGTCTCAATCAGGTCGAACTTATTCTTGGGTGTGTCCAGCAAAACGATCTTGGCATCCGGCGACTCCGAGCGCGGGCTCAGCGAGTTGATCAGAGCCCCAAAGAACAGATTGGATTCCTTGCGGCGTTGCTCGGCGGANNCGGATGCTTCATCCGTCGAGGTATCGTCACACAGGATCAAATCCGGCCGATAGTCATCTATGTTAAAGCCTCGAAGCTGACCCGTAATGCCGAGCGCCACGATCGTAATCGGGGTCTCGCTGACGCCGTGCCAAATCTCAATATGATCGTCAGACCACTTCGCGCCCTTGCGAAGCCGGAAGGTATCTCGCCAGTACTTGTTATGCTCGACCTGACGCTTGATCCAGCGCAAGGTCAGGATCGAGTGGCCTTGACTGGCCGAGACCACCATAATCGTACGGGAGATATTGTAGGCAATTCGCTGGCTCAGGTACACCCTAAGCAGGGTCGTCTTGGCTCCGTCCCGGAAGACTTCAATAGCTATCTGCCGGTTGGCGGGATCGTACAGCTCGCGCCCGATCTCATCATGGAAGGCAGGGGAATCCTGCCGCAGGGTCTTCGGAAAGAACAGCCGGCCGTATCGCGTAAGACTGGTCGCCCCCACCATAACTGCCTCGCGCGGGGAGATCGCTACTTGCTGTGCCATCAAGGCCTCCAGATGTGAACTTTAAAGCCGCTGTGTGGAATGTCCACATCGCAAGCCAGGATAACCTTCTCAGGGAACACGACCGCCGGGTCGTACCACTTGACCACTTCGCACACCTCGATCTTCCAGAACTGCTTGGGAAACATAGTCTGGAGAACAGGTGCATAGAGCCGGCGGGTCTGCCACCACGCTAGCTCGACATGCTGATACTTCACCTCGACGATGGTGATCACGCCTCGAGCAAGGTCCCAGATCAACCCGTCCGGCTGACACCACCGCCACTTCCCTTCATCAAAGAACTTGATCCAGGGGCTGGCCAGATAATGCTCGCCATAAAAGTCATCCAGATACCCATGGACTTTCTTTTCATAGCGGATGCCTTCTGCCCGGCGCCCTTTATAGCACCGCTTCTTGAGGTTCGGCGGGG